CAACCTGCTCCACTATGTGCACAATACGATGGCTATTTTAGTCTACCTGGGTCCATTCCTATTCACTGACAATTCCATCCTTTACATCCTCATGGGGGCAACCATACTCTTGTTGTTCCAGGGTTTGGTCAACCCAAATAAAAAACAGTCCTGCATTCTTATGCCAATTTACAATAAAGAATGTGGTATAGAGAAGGATAGGAAACTATACGACATCTTCTCAGTCTTGCAAATTAAACAACGTATGTTAAGTGATGATTTCAATTTACTGTACTACGCCGTACACGCGAGTTTACTAGTTTACATCATAATGAAAATCAAATAATAAACAACTTTACAACCTCACCGATGATTATCGCCTGTTGGAGCATGACCGCAATCTTAGCCCTGTTTGTTTTGGGACTTAAATCACCATAACCAACACTGCTCATCGTAGTAAAAGCAAAATAGTAGGGATCAACTGGACTCTTGAAACCGAAATCATCGGGGTTCATTCGACTGTAGAGGTACCCAAACAGAACCGTCACAGCCAGTATAACGGTGAGTTGTTTATTCATATACTATTACACTACATTAATTTCCCCCAGATTCTGTATAGAATCCATACTTTTCCGTTGTTTGAACCACCGTCTTGGTGTCGGATCTTCACAAATGATAATACTGAGACCGTTACATACATCCGGTTTGTTTTCCTTCTCTGGAAACTTCTCATTGAAAGCGTGTATGGAAATACCCGGGATATCCGGAGCCTCCTCTAAAAGCCTGTCGTACTCATCCCTTGCCTTTGAAACAAACTCGAGTACATCCACACGATGCTTCTTATCCAGAGACAGTTCCATGTCTATGTTTCTGTAAAACTTCGAGTACTGAATACACATGAGAGAATGTGCATGTGATAGACTCTCACTCTGACTAAACTTACTTATTGATGCGAGTATACCGCCAACCACATTTAGGAACGCGAATATATACTGGAAAATTACAATCCTTCTTTGTGTATCGGTGTCTTCGACTGTGCCATTCGGATTTAAAACAGCAAAACCACCAACCCCTGTTAAACTCGCAATGATTATGTTTGGGTAGGCCATCATATCATTTTGTCTTTTAAAGTGTAATCTCGCGTGATTGTGGAGCCAGCGATATCCAGCCGCCTTTTCTGCCCATTTGACTAAGAGCTTTTCCTGTTTGTCGCACCAACAATGGGGCACATCCTCTTCACCCATATCTACTAAATGCTGAGAATATTTGCACACTCCCTCGCATAGGCATCAACCGCCTCGTTCTGAGAATTTCCATTGTGGGCCTTGACCCACTTCCATTCGACGATTTCCATTTTTTGGGTGAGGGTGTCAATCTCAATCCAAAGTTCCTTGTTTTTCACGGGCGTCCCTGACGCAGTCTTCCACCCATTCCGCTTCCAGTTTTTGATCCACGTGGTAATTCCCTGTTTCACATAGTTGCTGTCCGTGAAAATACGCACCGAAAGGATTCCCAATTCCAAACACTTATCGAGAGCCTTAACAACCGCTGTCATTTCCATTACATTGTTTGTAGTGTTCCTCAGATTTCCCCCGAGTTTCATACCCTCCCCAATGGCGGCCCACCCACCACGACCGGGGTTCCCCAGGCAACTTCCATCAGTGTAAACTTCGTACATACTTACTTATTGTTTTTCTTTTTTAATCCATGATATTCAACAGCCTTCTTCGGGGTCTTGCAGATGATGTCACCACAATGGTCTCTATTTTGGTAGACGGAGTTTATAGATGTGGTCAGGTCCTCACATGTTTTAACTTTCCAACGTCCCAACATGGGTTTTTCCACTTTCACAAAAAGGTCGAAAAGTTTTTTGATCATTTACTTTATACTAATGGATCCCGACTTAGGTTAACGACTAATGCACCCGGATTTCTCAGGAAAGGGTGGGTATTTTTTTATATGTATATAGTAAATGAATCCAGATCTTATGATGATGGGTGGCATGGCCGCATGTCTATGCTGTATGTCGCTATCCTTTCTATTGATGACCCAGTCGGGTGATAAAAATAACAAGGGTGGGCTATTCGGTACTATACTCACTGCACCCCTGGGAATCTTTGGTGGCCCCGTCGCTGGAGCCCTTTTTTAAATCGCGAAGCTTCGCCTTAGATGGAAACGAGGGCCTATCGGGTCTAAAAAAATTATTATACGGACACCCCAAACATCTTGTATGGCGAATTGCACATGAAAGTGCGTCAGCATTCTCCATACATGGTTTTTTCTCAGCTTTTTTTCGTTGTCGATAGGTGCGTTGTCTTCCGATGGCGTAGGTTTGACCTATGGCCAACATGATTACTCATTGTGGTTAGTCTTTATCAGATTTTAAGATACTTGAATATCTTAAAATGTGATTTGAATATTTTTTTAGACTAAAATGCGGTAAGCAATTTAGTTGGAGAACGCGAGGCCACCCATACCGGATTGGATGCGGAGGACGTTGTAGTTGGTCGCGAACATGTTCATCGACAGAGTTGGGAGGCCAGACGCCGCCGCGTTAAGCTTGACCGCAACCTGCGCGTTGTCGATGCGGGAGAAGTTGCATGTGCCAGTTGGCTGGTGCTCCTCTGGCTTGAGCGCGAAGGAGTAAGAGTACACACCTGGGTATGGGGAGCCAGTGTGGTGGTTGAAGGCTTGGACCTGGTTGAAGTACTTACCTTCTTGTTCCTTGAAGCGGTCCTGGCCGTTGAGGACGAGCTTGAAGGTGTTGAGGGGACCGACCACATCCTCAGTGAAGGCGAGGTCGCCGCCACCGGTACCAACCTGCACCATGGGCGCACCCGCGAGGGCGGTGGGCACGAAGCAGTTCGAGGCCGCGATGGCAGTCTGGTCGGAGGTGATAACGACGTTCGAGGCATCGTTGCCGGAGGTGAAGTTCCAAAGGGCGGTGGCCGCGGTGGAGGTGTTGGAGAAGCACCACACGAGCTCCTTAACTGGGTGGTTGTAGGAGAGGCGGACCTGCTTGGTTGTGGCCGCATCGACGGAGTCGGTGCCGGTGTGCTGAACCTGCTCGATGAGGTACTCGTGGCCCTTCTGCGCGAAGCGGCGACGCTCCTCGGTGTCGAGGTAGATGTAGTTCGCCCAGACCTTGATAGAGGCCGCGAGGTAGGTGGTCATGTCGGACGCGAGGTCGATGTCGACGCGGACCTCGTGGTACTGGAGGGCGATGAGGGGGAGGTAGAGACCTGGGTTACGGTTGAAGAAGAAGACGAGGGGGAGGTAGACAGTCTTGCCAGACGCCCCGGTGGTCATCTTACCCCAGGTGGCCTTCTTGGACTCATCCAAGTAAAGCTCGGAGTACAGACGCCACCACTTCTGGTAGTGCTTGTCGACACGCTGGCCACCAATGGAAAGCTCAACGTTGTTGATGGCACGCTCGGCAACCCAGCACGCCGCGGTCGCATCCCCCGCCGCCGACTTGAGTTCGAGGTACATGTCACCGACGAGATCACCGTTGCGCGCAATGGTGACGGACACGCGGCCGGAGTTCGCGGCAGTACCGTTGACGGTCTGCTCGATGTTCTCCATCGCGAAGTTGGTGTGGCGCTTGTATTTCGCCTGGAAGAAAGTCACCTCAGGGTTACCGGTAAGGTAAACATCCTGGGCACCGTACGCTACGAGTTGCATGAGACCACCGGCCATTTTGAGAGTTGTTGTACTATAGGCAGAGAAAATAATTTTAGGGAAATGCGCAATTTTTAGATCCAATTTTTCTCAGTCAACATTAAATGTCGTCTCAGCCTGAAGAAGTTGAAATTGAAGAAGGAGAAATTGTGTCCGATGTGGAAAGTGATGAACTCTTCGAGGAGGGAGTTGATGTGGTGGAGCTCATGGGCTCCCTATTGGCCACACCCGAGGGGGATACCGTGTGCACAGCTCTGGTAAATATTGGTCTCCAATTGCAAAACCAAAATAAGATCCTTATAAAGATTTTGAGCAAACTTCAATATGCTTAGAGAATAAAATATAAATATTAGAAATGGAGTCAACCCACTTCATTGACAAGGAACCCAACACCTATGAGGCTCTCGCCGAGATTCATAAGCAGCATATCCAGTCAATGAATGAGGAACAGATTATAAAGTGCATCGACAATATCGAAACCCTGTGGGATCTTAAAAATTGTGATTACCAGAATGCATGTGTGTTGGGATACAGACAGTATATTCACCCCGACAATTATGACGAAAATGGGAACCCCAATCCCTCAAAAATTGACATCTTGGCCATCAAAGGCATTCGGGAAAATCATCGGCGTTCAATGGCGGACATTAAGAACCATGTCCGTACGATGAAGATTCGCCACCCCGATACGAAGGATGATGGGGTCTCGTTGACCAAACGAATCAATAACATTTTCAAGCAAATCAACGATGGGTACGATAACATCCGACGGCACTACACATCCTACGAGCGCGTCGTCAATCCAACCGCCCTGCCGCAGATCACGACCTCTTCAGACCCCTCGACGATGGACGATGATGAGATCGAGAGTGCCACCCCCTTCCAAAAGTGTTTACTTCACACCCTAGATGAGACCTACAAGTCTGGGTATCGTAGGTACAAGGGATTCTGTTGTGAAGAGATTAAGACGGTCGAGGGGTTCAGAACTCGTGCATGGAATGCGAAATTCACAATCGAGGACTTTGTGTATTCCCTCTCCCAAAAGGATGACGACTTTAACAATTGGAAGAACTTTACGAGTAGGGGTTCAGTCTTTAGGGATGTCATCGATAACATCTCCAAGTGCATCGATCACCAATTTCCCCAGATTGAAAAGAGACGACACGTCTGGTCTTTCAAGAATGGTGTGTTTGTCGGGAAAGAGTGGATCCCAGACAGGGGGGTGTATGACTGTCGATTCTACCCCTACGAGAGTAAGGATTTCAGGTGCCTCGATCCCACCATCGTCGCCTGTAAGTACTTTGACCAACAATTTGATGACTTTGCTCATCTGGATGATTGGAAGGATATCCCAACCCCCTACTTTGACAGTGTGCTGAAGTACCAGAAGTTTGAGGATGAGGTGTGCAATTGGGCCTACGTCATGGGCGGACGCCTCTGCTTCGACGT